AAAATATGAATGAAGTCTAATACGTGATAGTCCACCTTCGTCTTTCGGTGTGTCTTTACCGCATCGTTGACAAAAACGTGAACTACTTTCTTGTGTCTTAACTGAGCTATCTTTATCCCAGTATCTATCCATTATCGAATCAGTCTTTTTATTTTGTCGTTTGTGTCGCTTCATTTTCTAAATAAATCTTAATAAGTTTATAATCCAAAGGCGTCTTGTCTACATAATTAGCCCTTAATCGAAGCTGGTTATAGGAATCTAACCCTAGTTCTTGTTTAACCCATTCGGCTGCTTCAATGGGATGTTTATGCCACCAGTGGAAATGACATCGGTAACAGAGAAGGAGTAGGTTAGGTAAGTGGTATCTAAGCTTTTGATATGTTCCTTTGGGGTAGATGTGAGCGGCTTGAAGTTTATTTGTAGACTTACACCGCCGGCATACTCCGTTATCTCTTGTGTATACGGCCTCATGGAGTAATCGTTCAAGTGTTCGTTTTTCATGTTCGGATAGTTTCATTTAATAATCAAATATACATTAAACCCTATAATAACAGAATCTAGTATAGATAATAATAGAATCATGTGCCGTATAAACATACTACAATATCTATTTTATGTATAAATTTTAAATATCTCATATTTCTATCATGCCTTATGTGACAAGAACGACATAACGAAATAAAATCTCTTAAATCATAGTTATACATACCAGAAATACTAGCCCAATCATATTTTTTATTTTTAGAACCGCAAAATTCACAATAGCCTGCCGTACCTTTTTTGGTTCTAACCCAACGATGTAAATCTAAGTAAACTTTATTTATGGAAAACTTTTCGTCCGATAAATAAAGAATTTCTCTAACTTTTTTAAGAGTTTTTTCAGTATGTTTAATACCAAGTCTACGCTGATTGCCCATCAATGATTTACTAATTTTTTCCTTTTGTTCATTTGTACGAACCTTACCACTGTTAGCTATACCAATCTTTTGTTTCGTTTCATCAGAATGTTTATGCCCAAAAAATGGATTTTTACCAGTAAGTTTATTAATACCCATTGGCATATAATTAATTTCCGTACAAATTCTTAAATTGTTCCTCTGATATTCCTTGTAATCGTCCTTCATTAGTGAGTTCTCGTAAGACAGTATCAATAAGCGGATTATGACCCGTAGAATCAACATGAGAGTCTATAAACACCGCCTTACCGTTTTCAATCTTATACACCTCACCATGTGATTGTACTCGTTGTACGTAATTAAGCGGCCAGAAACCCCAGTCATATGTTTCGGGGTCTAAACGAACTCCTTTTCTGAAAATCTGTATGTGGAGATGAGGCCCCGTAGTAATCTCACCAGTATTATCAGTTATAGCACAAAGTTCCCCTGCTTTATGTTTCCCGTCAGTTAAAATGTATCTCTCTAAATGGGCAAATTCTATCTGGTCTCCGTTAGATTCCCTATTAAGCCGTAACCAATTCCCCCCTTGATTACCAAAATATGTCGTAATATTCCCATCAAAGGGTAAATAGAGGTTATCTTTATCAGCTGTATAATCAGCAGCTGCCCCTAAACCAGCAGCAATATGAGCAGCTGCGCCTCTAATTAACTTTCTACTTTTTAACGGGAACATCTTTCTCCTTTGGCTTTTCCACAGGCAAGGCTGTGAATAACCCATTAAGCTTCTGCTGTAAGATAGCCACAGTGGTAGCTTCTTGTCCCGTAATCTGAACCCTAGCGAGAAGGGTCAAAAGTGTCCGGTAATCGTTTTTATCTAATGTATGTGACATTCCTTAGATTTTTAATGGTTATGTCTTTATTATAAACCCCTCTTGTAGATAATACAAGATGTGTTATACTTCTATTGTTCATTCACAGAATGACATCACTCGCACAAATCACTGCTCTCTTTTTTTATAAAAACCAAGTAGGCAATCGTTGGAAATGTGGTTTCTACGAGAGTAGTGTCCATGTGCGACCAACGGTTGCCTTTTTGGTGTAAAATTATTATGGCAAGTCCTCAAAAAGAAAACGGATATACAGCTATCAACCATGAGTCAATGGAGCATCTTTTACTATTACGTTTTGGCTCAGAAATACCTTTACAAATATGCCTTTTTATATTAAGAAAAACATGGGGATATGGGAAAAAAAACGATATAATATCTCTAACCCAATTTCAAAAAGCTACGGGAGCAAGTAGACCAACTGTCGTTTATTGGTTAAAACTGCTAGTTAAACACCTATTACTAGTTAAAGGGATACAACCAACAAAACTTGGCTATAGTTGGCAATTTAATAAGGATTGGGAGCAATGGAAGTCACTAGTTAAACCCCTTAAACTAGTTAAGAGTAGACCATTCACTAGTAAAACCCCTTTAACCGCAACTAGTAAAACCCCTTTAACACACAAAAGAAAGAAAGAAAATATAACAAAAGAAATATTGTCGTCTAACGACGACGGAAGGGATTACAATCAAATTCTTATAAAAAGCCCTATAAGGCATATACACATAATCGGACTATATTGGAGTTTAAAAGGCATTATGTTTGAAAACAGAGTTTCAGCTAATAAAGCCATTAAACGTGAGGTTAAGCCTGCCTCTAATTTAAAAGATTATAACGATGAACGTATTTTAGGGGTTATGAAATACCTAGAAGATACCGCTGATTACAAATGGACACTTGAAACCGTTATAAAGTTTATAGATGAACCAAAGGTTTTAACATTTATCAAACAACAATATGGCAAATAGCATACTGGAAATGATACGAGTTAAAAAGTCTCCGGCCGAAATTCAAAAGGCGGCCGAACAATGGTTTTATGACCATGATTACCATCCTACTAAAAACTTCTCATGGGTAACTGATGAGGATTATAGAACTCATAGATTTTTACGAGATGATATTGGCATACCTATGGTAGAAAAAGAAATTATAATGGAAAAAGAAGAAATTACCTTTGACGCTTTTGGTAAGGAAAAAAAGAAAATTAAACGTACAAAGGTCATTGCTAAAGTACCTACTGATGAATTTCAACAATGGTTTAAGAAGGTGCGGCCAAATGAATATGAGAATTCCCTAAAGGAAAAGGCTAAAGAATATAGTGACATGTCTTTCGATTCCCTTATTGCTTCAATGCCTTGACTTTATTTCTATTACACTGTAATATTATATTAAGAGGGTAGTAATAAAGACTAGACCTGTAGATAACTCAAGAAAGTACCGTAAAAAACAGCTAAGTTAAGCTAGAATAAAGAGATGGAGTATTCAATCTTTTCATTCTGGGTTAACCCCAGTAAGGATTCTCTGCCCGTCATGGACGGCTGACGCTATTTACGGCGGGCAGGGTCTCCTGTCTCTTAACCAATATAAATTTATAACTATGACAATAACATTAGAACAATTAGGGATAAAAAGCCCTACAGAGTTTATTAAAAACGAATTAGGAGAAATAGATGTTAACCCTATTACCGGTAAACTGTCAGACTATCACTTAGAGAATTGCAATGGTTGTTCTCTTTGCGAGAAGTTTTGTCCTGAAAATAATTGTGGTAATCCTATTTGTTGCGATGAGGAACGATGTAATGAACACTAATATGTTAATAACCTACGATAAAATTACCGATAAGCAAATAAATTATCTTCTCTGGCAGATAAAGAAGATACTCAACGGAGATATTGGAAGCGATGAAACACAGAAGATAGCGTTAGATTTATTCCCCGAAGATATAGAGAACGGAGTAAATAAGGTCTGGTTACATGCTGAGGAGAAGTTAAGAGAATTAACAAAAGATGAGGCAAGCGGAGTAATACAATTATTCTACGATGAAAAAGTAGATGAGGGATTTAATCAACTTATAACTATTTTATGATTTCATACTTAGGAAAAACAAAACTAAAGACGATGTTCGTGAAAGAGATTGAGAATCATCGTAAATTAGATATGATTATTCAAGGTACGTATGGTCAAGAGAATGGCACATGGAAAGGCTGTGCGGTAGGTTGTTCTATTCACTCATTAAATATCAAACTGAAAAAGAATTACTCAACATCAGACCATTCGGTGTATGAGAAAGAACTTGGTATCCCTGAATGGCTTGCGAGGTTAGAAGATATTATCTTTGAAGGATTGAGTGTTGAGGAATCAAAGAAATGGCCTGAACAATTTGCTAAGGCTATTCCTGTTGGTGTGAATCTTGAACCAGTGAAATGGAAGTTCTGTGCGTTTATTCTCAAAGAGAATATCGAACTAGTTTTAACCTTAAAGATTAGTGACGAATTGAAGAAACAAGTAGTTGATTCTATTCGTGGGGTTTTGAGATTGAATGAGTCGGCTATCAAAACTGGTATTTGGGACGATTCAGCAGCAGAGTCAGCAGCAAGGTCAGCAGAGTCAGCAGCAAGGTCAGCAGCATGGTCAGCAGAGTCAGCAGCAGAGTCAGCAGAGTCAGCAGCAAGGTCAGCAGCATGGTCAGCAGAGTCAGCAGCAAGGTCAGCAAGGTCAGCAGCATGGTCAGCAGCATGGTCAGCAGAGTCAGCAGCAAGGTCAGCAGAGTCAGCAGCATGGTCAGCAGAGTCAGCAGCAAGGTCAGCAGCATATACGAAATACGCCAAAGAATTATTAAGATTAATTAAATTACAAAAATAATATGCCTGTACCAAACGACTTGAGGGTAGATAAGAAAGAGGGTAAAACTTATCCTCCTCTACCAAAAGACATTTACCAAGTAGAGTTGTTAGATGTCGGCTCACAAGATAGACCAACCTATGCAACCCGAAATAAACCAGAAGCAGAACGAGAAATTGAAACAGTATTAACCTTTCAGTTTACTTTACTCGACGGTAAAGACGGTGAAACTAATTTACGAGGACGTAATGTATGGGCTAATTTCATTCCAACCTATTTGTATATTGGAAAAAATGGAAAGAATAAACTATACCGAATTATTGAAGCCTTACTAAAACGTGAGATAAAACCCGAAGAAGAAGCAATAGGAGTCACCGGAGAACAACTGAATAAACTTATCGGCCATCAATGCCGCATTTCAGTAGAGCCAAAAGTATCGGGAGAAAAATCATTTGACAACATTACTGACTGGTACAAATCAAATACTGAACTGAACTCATTAACTGTTGAAGAAAAAGAAGAAGCACGAGTGAAAGTAAATGATGAGAAGAAATCTGAAGAAGAAGTAGACTTAACTGATATACCCTTCTAGTATGAACTCAATTACCATTCGCAAGCCGTTATACTCAAACTTCTGTTATATCCGTGACCGTGTATTATTCGAGGCTATCCGTAATGGTAATCAGTTAAAAGTAATCGTCCCCAATGGTTCAGCAATCATAGACCCACAAGAATGGATTAGAACAGGTAAGAAAATGGAGAAGGTGTTCAAGATAAAAAATAGGCCGATGCAATTGTGGGGAAATTATCTACCGATAAATGAAAACCAAGATGCAATGTTATGAAAAAATGTAAACATAGTTATACCGATATAATTGAAATAAAAATTATAGAACCAAAAATCATCTGGAAAATAGTAGTATGTAGTAAATGCCTTAAAGAAAAAAAGACAATATCATTCTACAAAAATGAAACCCTATAAACCAAAAGAATCAAAGTGGTATCTAACCTTAATATGGGTCTACTTTTTCATCACCCTTACTATCCTCGCTGTAATGATTTGGTTCGCACCTAGAGCTGCAAGTATGCCCGATACCCCATCTAACGCCGTAGGCACCTTAAAATCGGTTTTTCAGACTATACGGATAGGTACGGTTACCGCTTATAGCTCTGAAATAGGTCAAACAGATACTACGCCATTTATTACCGCTTCTGGCAAATCTGTGCGCAATAGTATTATAGCCAATAATTGCTTGAAATTTGGTACAGAAGTTGGTGTATATCAAGGTACTCTGCGCAATGGTGATAAAGTATTTAAGGTATATGATGTTGAAGATAGAATGAACCGACGATTTGACTGCTCTCACTACGATATCTGGAATCAAAATAAAACTGAAGCATTAAAGTTCGGTAAGCAAAAGTTAGAAATAAGAATACTATAATATGTTTTGGAAAAAATATAAACCAAGTCACATTGAGAATATATACGATATTCTTACGGCAAATAAATTAACCATTCCACCAACCGAAGAAGTCTCCTGTTCTGTATGTAAACACCGTATCTTAAAATCAGATGCTAAGACGGTTAAGGGAGATGAAGTTTCCGTTGATAGAAAACCATTAGTAATAGGAAATATTGGAGATTCTGTTTACTATTGTCCTGAACACAAACCACCGTATGATGAGACTAGAATGTGTTATCCGTCTGAATGTTTAGTCGGTGGAATTGGCTGTACAGGACAGCACAAAAGAAAATACTACAAAATAATCCCCGAACATAAAGTAGAAGTAGACGAGAAAGGAAAAGAAATTAAATGAAACCCCTCACCTCAAAACAAGAAACAGTATTAAACTATATACAGCACTTTCAAGATGAGTATACTATGACACCCTCACTAACTCAAATAGCAATTCGGTTTAATTTTACGAAGACTTCAGCGAGATGGCATGTAAACCAGTTAGTGAAGAAGAAGAAGTTGAAACAAAATAAGAAAGAGTACCGGAAGTTCTTGATAAAATAGTCCTTTGAGAAGATAGTGAGTTTCGTGAGATGGGACTGATATGCAATCTGATGTGGATTCAGGATTGTAATAGTCCACGCCCGTCTCACATAGCTCATTATCTAAGTGGTCTGGGTCTTACGGTTAAGTCACGGGACAATGTGCGGAACAGTCATCGTGGTAACATCGAGCTTAACTGATGAACAAATGACGTCAACAAAATCATCGGGAGCTAACAAGCCTTGCTCAACGATTCCGCCCGTAAGACTTAGCCCACTTAACAATCCTAATTAAAAGAGTATATGAAAAAAGAAACGTCATTAGAACTCACTGCCGAGTTTACTGGCACTGGTTCACCATCTTCCCTCCCTTTCGAGGTTGGCGAGAAGTATTTTATCCGCACGGTTACTTACTTTGCTACAGGCAAGGTTAAGAAAATTGTGGGCAAGTTCCTTGTGTTAGAGGATGCCGCATGGGTTGCTGATACTGGTCGTTTCAGTGGAGCAATCAACGAAGGAGTTTTGAATGAGGTTGAGCCAGTAGAAGTTGAGATGTATCTTAATGTCGATTCAATAACAGATGCTTTCCAATGGAAGCATCCGCTTCCTCGTGAACAAAAATAGTATGCCAAGGGGTATTTACCAAGGTAATAAGGGGAAGAAACTATCAGAAGAATCCAAAGTAAAAATTGGTAATGCTTCTCGTGGAAGAAAATACTCAAAGAAAATTAGAGAAAGATTTAGTAAATCTCAAATTGGGAACAAACACAATCTTGGCAAACACCATTCAGAAGAAACAAGAAATAAAATCAGACTTGCTCACTTAGGAAAAACATCTGATAAAAAATCATTATCAAAAATGGGCTTACACAATCCGAATTGGAAGGGCGGGATAACGCCAATAAATAAAAGGATTAGATGTTCAAGGGAGTTTAAGTTATGGCGTGAGGCAGTTTTTGAACGAGATAGGTATACTTGTGTTTGGTGCGGTATAAAGGGAGGAGAATTACACCCAGACCATATTAAGCCATTCGCTTACTTCCCTGAACTGCGATTTGCTATAGATAACGGTCGAACTCTGTGTGCTAACTGCCATAGAACTACAGATACATGGGGATTTAAGAGAGCAGAAGTAATCATATGATTTTACTCCAAGACTATTGGTCGGGGTCGAGGTCGGGGTCGGGGTCGAGGTCGTGGTCGGGGTCGGGGTCGTGGTCGGGGTCGGGGTCGTGGTCGTGGTCGTGGTCGTGGTCGTGGTCGAGGTCGGGGTCGGGGTCGGGGTCGTGGTCGTGGTCGAGGTCGGGGTCGAGGTCGTGGTCGAGGTCGGGGTCGTGGTTATACTAAACACACACCCCCTTAAAGGATTAAAGAAAAAGAGATATGAAATATCCTAAATCATTGAAGATAGACGGCGTGGAGTATATCCCTGCGTCCTCTGTCAAGGAGAAAGCTGAGGACTTGGATGGTATGGACTATGTGATTGTCCGCACTTATTCCGCTGGCGTATTCGCTGGCTATCTAAAATCACGAAAAGATAAAGAGGTTGTTTTGGTTAATGCCCGTAGATTGTGGTACTGGACTGGTGCTGCAAGTCTTTCACAACTTGCAATGGAGGGAGTAACCAAACCAACTGAATGTAAGTTTTCTATGGAGGTTAATTCAATAACCTTAACCGAAGCAATCGAAGTTATTGAGGCTACCGAAGAAGCTAAAGAATCCATTGATTCAGTAACTATATGGAAAGTTTAATCACTGAAGAACAAATGAAAGGAATTGGCTCTGGCTCTGGCGATGGCTATAGCGATGGCTATGGCTCTGGCTCTGGCGATGGCTCTGGCTCTGGCTCTGGCTCTGGCTATGGCTATGGCGAAGGCTATGGCTCTGGCTATGGCTATAGCGATGGCTCTGGCTATGGCGATGGCTATGGCTCTGGCTCTGGCTATGGCTATAGCGAAGGCTATGGCTCTGGCTCTGGCGATGGCTCTGGCTCTGGCTCTGGCTATGGCGAAGGCTATAGCGAAGGCGATGGCGATGGCTCTGGCTATGGCTAACCCCCCTTAAAGGATTAAAGAAAAAGAGATATGACTTATGAACAAAAAGAAAATAAATCAATGGTTCTTTCTACTTCGATTCATTGCGCTACTTGCTATTGTGGTGTGGGTAAGTTGGGTAATAAGTTTAAGGACAGGTATGGTGATGTTTGGGAACGAACAGATGCCTTTACTGTTCGTAGGATTTCTGATGGGAATGTTGGCGGGTGGTTTGGAGGACAAGGATTAACTCCCGCCTAACCCCTTTTTTGAAGAACTCCCTATCAACTAACGGATAATAATAAGATATGAACCTAACCAGCTTATTCACTAACTTGAGATAAGGACTAATTAGACTTAAAAATGAATAATATGACAACAAAGATAATTGAACTGATTTACACTGAAGAACGCAGGGGTTTAGGAACGAAAGAAGACGTGATGCGCTTGTGTCCGCAACTGTGGACGAAAGAGGGTACGCTCGTAGCAGAATACGATACCGTAACGAAAGAACAATTATTCAATCCTGATTACTCAGACCTAACCAACAATAGATAAAGAGATGAAGAACGTACCAAACTGCTCGAACTGCTGGGATAAAGGATATTCAACACATTACGAGGGTGCTTCGTATGCAATGCCTGATTTTATAGGAGATAAGAAGTACAAAGTTTCTGATGAGGGAATACGAATAATCTTCTGCCGTTGTAAACGTGGTCAGTTTCTCAAAAGAAATCCAAAAAAGATAATTCTATGAACAACGAACTCAAACAATCTATACTGGCAGATAGGGAGGATGTTATGAACGATTATTTAAGCAGAAAACCTGAAAACTGTAACCATAAAGATGAAGAAAGTGGTAAAATAGCTTATAATGGAGGATGGAAATTAACTGGCGAAATGTTTACTTGTTATTTTTGTGGAAAAGACATTACTGAACTTTTAAACCCCCAATCCCCAGAAAAGAAGCACGACATTCACAACGGAACTCCCTGTACAGAATGTGGTGAACACTTTTGGGTTGAAGAAACCGCCACGCACCCAGAAAAGTTTAAGGAAGTGTTGGAGGAGTTTGATAAGGATTTTGGCCAAAACCTAATTGCTCAAAAAACTAAATTGTATTATGACGGGAAATATTCTAAGGGCTGGAAACAGGATAGTGAAAATGCTATTCAAGAAGTAAAAAAAATACGCCAGTTCCTCCTCCTTAATTTAGAGAAAGCAAGGGAAGAGGGATATAGAATAGGTCGTTCAGTTAGAGATTTGAAAAAAGTTAACCTAATGGCTGACCATATCCGTCAGGAAGAAAGGCAGAGAGTTATAGAAATTATTGAAGATATTATAGAAAAACCTGCTGTGTGGTATGAAACAAAAATAATGAGCAAAGCAAGGATTTTAATTTTACAAAGCCTAATAAATAAGCTAAAGGAATGAATATGAAGAAGATATTTAGAAAATTAGCGATAAAGTTTTTTTCAAGATATATTATTGTTCTTGGGGTTCAGTCAGAAATAAGTAACGAAATGCTTGAATTTAATAAAAATGTAAAAACAATGATTAAACAGGAGATGTTAAGAAAAATAGTGGATGAAATGATGAAAAGGGAATTGGTAACAATCTCTGAAGAAGATAATATAAGGACTGGCGGTAGACGATATTCCGCAAAAATAAGAATTATTTAACCCCCATCCCTAAGAGAAGATGAAAAAACTCCTCATCGCCGCTATCATCCTCTTTACCCTTGTTATTCTCCTTGAGATAGTACAAGTAGTATTTCTGTATGGGGTGTATAATGCGGTAACAGAGCCGTATAGTTTAATGAAATAATATATGAATAAAACAATTCCTGAATACGAAATTTTTGCCATTCTCATTAATGGTAAGAGAAAAAAACTACCTTTTAAAATAAGAAGCGGAGACCAACTAGCTTATAAAATAAGAGAAGTAAAACGAAAACGTCAGAAGTAATATCTCCCGACGTTCCGTTCTCCAATCCTTCTGTACCTGTTGGGTAACGAGACCCGAAGATAATATGAAGGCTTAAAAGATTACTTACCCGCTATACCAGCCCTTAAACCTGCACCAATTAAAGCAGTTGAGAGTAACTGTAAGAATACCGATGAATCAACTTGACCTGATGCAAATAACCAAAAACCTGCTAAAATAGTAAGAGCTGCTACTATGTATGTTTTGTATCCTACGAGCATATATTTTTTATTTACTTATTAAGTAATTCGGCCTTTTAAGGTTGGGATTGAGGGGAGAGGGTTTTGCACGGGGCGGTCGGGAATGACCGTAGGTGGGCGTAGTGTGGGATTCTCTCCCCTCAATGGGTTTCAAGGAGCGTCGAGCTTGATTGCGATGCGGTGTCCGCCAAGTTTAATTGCCTCGACGTGTACGTTCGGGCGCTTCTTCATCAGAAATGCCCATTGGTGCATTGCGTCATCGTCTGGTGAGACGATAGGCGTGGTAACGAACTTTTTGGAGTTAGCCTCCATTGCCTCGACAATCAATATCAGTTGCATGGCTTCTCCTTATGTTAGTCGTCTATAGCTCGGCTCAAAGCGTCGATATTTTAAGCCGAGTATATCCCCTATGAAGAGATATTGCTCTTTCGAGCTATAGACGACCAACGAAAGAACTATTTTTTTAAGAAACTAGAAACAAGTATAAAGACAACTGGTAGTAATAGTACTACTATGACCGCAAGTCCACCAGTGACGAATCCACGCCATACCATAAGGGAGTCTACTCGCCCATTTGTCTTCATTGTCTGTGTCTCAACACGTAATACAGAGTCTTTAATATCTGAAATATCTTTTGATATTAATTGTAATGCTGTATCAAGTTCATTATTCGTCTTTTCAGCCATATCAATTTATTTGCATTATAAAACCGCCGACGTCGTACGTTTCTGAGCCAACACCCACCACCGTCGTCTTAACAGTAATAGAAGTATTAAATTTCGCACGAATCGTCATCGGAGGGAACGTGAATCCACCAGTTGTCGAAACAGCCGCAGTAGTAAGACCTTCACCAAAGAATGATTGTGTCCGTGTCGTAGATGTCTCATCGGTATAGGTAACTTGTAGGGTAATAGTATTTACTGAAATAGCTGTTACGGTAAGATAGCCGCCTACATTAAATGTGTGATAGGCACTGTCGTTTACCACTGTAACGGTAGTGACCGAGGACACAGCTGCGGACTGTGCTGTTAAGTCATTAGAAGCTACCACCGTAGGGATACCCGCTCCTAATAATGAAGATGCGCCCGTTCCTCCTCGTGACGTAGCAAGAGTTCCAGACCACCCTAATGTCAAAGATGCAGCATGTAGTAACGCAGTGGTAGGAGAACCACCTAATGTCAAAGTTACATTCGTGTCGTCTGTCTTCGTGAGTGCAGAACCTGTTGGAATGTCAGAAGTAAGAGCTATTATCCCATCTGCATCAGGAGCCATCAATGTACGGAGTGCGGTAACCAGTAGAGAGGTATCAAGAACCATTGGAAATATTCCAGGAGTCCCATCTTGAAATTGAAGTGTTCCCTTCTGTCCTGAACCAGTACCTTGTCCTGCGTAAAAGAATACACCTCCACCATCAGAATCAGTACCAACCGCACTGCCAGCGTGAAAGATCATAGTTGAGCCTGCTCCACTGCTACTCCCACCGTTTCCTCCTAAGAATTGGAACGTACCACCATGACTATTTTCTCCTCCGGTACCTGATTGGAATAAAAAGTTACCACCATGACCAATGGCAGAACCAGAGCCAGAAATGAAACTTAAGTCTCCGCCATTATTCACACCAGTAGCACCAAATGCTTGTCCTGTTGTGACACTAAATCCGCCTCCATCTCCTCCTGTTTGCCCGCCAGCTCCTCCTTGCATTGCAAATCCACCACCGCCACCACTACCATTCACATTCCCATCACCAGCGGCCATTGTGAATCCGCCACCAGGCCCATCACCGATACTGTTGTTTCCCGTACCAGCGGTCATGAAGTAATTACCACCTGACCCACCTACACCTGCCGTAAAGGTAAAGTCCCCACCTGCGCCTCCAGTCCCCGATTGATTCCGACCAGTATTGATAGTTATGTCGCCGGCATGGCCATCGCCGATTGCATCTCCCGCTATAATTTGAATGAGGCCACCAATAGCGCTTCCTCCGAAGCCAAAATCAACACCATTACCTGACAGTATTGCTATATTTCCTCCCCCTCCATCTGATGCTCCGTCACCAGCGAGAATAAGTATGTTCCCTCCCTGACTTCCATCGGGAGAACCTTGACCCGAAACTAAATTTGCTCTCCCGCCAGGCTGTGTTCCTGAACCAGCACCTGCGGTAATTAATATAGCGCCACCAACATTATCTCCGGACACTGCTGAACCTGCCGTCCACGTAGTGTCGGTGTTGGCGTTTCCGTTAGGGGTTGAGAGGACAAAGGTTCCCGTGAGGTTGGGGAACGTGAAAGTTTTATGAGCAGTCGTGATACCTGAAAAATCTAAGAATCCACCAAACTCACTCGTACCCATCAAAATAGAGTTATCTGTGGTGTTAAGAAGTGGATGAGTCAAAGATGTTCCTCGTCCTATTGTTATAGAACCATCAGCACCAGTATTTTTTAAATTAAGTCCAAGCAGATAAGCAAATCCTATAGCACCTTCGGCTATGTTACTATCTCCCATCATTACAACGCCCGTTGCCGAACTTCCTCCAAATGACCTTACAATGCTACTCGAGCCTATAATTATATTATCATAGCAATCGGACTCAATAGTATTTGAATTACCTATAATCTGAGAATCAGAAGCACCGCCCTGAATTTCGTTTGTATTTCCAATTACTGTAGCATCGTTTACAAGTCCAATAGTGTTGGCAACGCCAGTGGCAAATGAATTAGTACCATTTATAATATTTGAATTTCCTGAAATTATACTATTACTCCCTGAAATTGAGCTTCCAAGTGTGTTACCCGTACCAGAGACAATCGAGTTTGTCCCTGCTACACTATGCCCTGTTCCGAGGGTAACTGATGATAATATTTTATCAAACGTAAAATCAGCACTGCCCCCAAACACACCTCCATCATTGAATTGGATAGAGGTGTCGGGACTACTAGGTACTGCATTTATAATAGGATTAACAGGGTCAGTAGAATCTACAGTAATATTGTTACCGGCAACTATAGTGTTAACTTGCCCACCACTAGTAGCTACATTCCCTGCCCTCCACTTCTTTATGGTCGTATCATAAATTAACGCCTGTGAGTTTAAAGGATTTTTAGCATCAACATCATACAGAGCATCTAAGGTACGAGGAAGAAATGAAACTGATTTGATTGTTTCATCTATAGCTTCTAACCCCTTAATCGCATTTACATCTAACCGCTCATCTCCCTGTAGGGTTTGTAGCTTATCACGTACCTCAATAGGAGTATCAGGAGAACCGTCTTTGCCATCAAGACCTGGTAAACCTATACCATCTTTCCCGTCAGCTCCATCCTTTGGCAAGGGAAAATCAACACCTGGTATAGGAGTTTTGCCATCGGTCCCGTCCTTACCATCGTGTAAATCAAGGGCAGTTTTGAATTGCTCCTTATCAATATCAATAGTTATATCAGTCATTTCAGTCTTAAAGTAACGGTTAGAGGTTTTGAAAGTTCTTCTTTTATCTCTTGTAGTAATTCATTCGTAGCTGTGAGGTCTACTTCTGGCGGTTCAGGAAAGTTACTCACTTCAATAGAACCTAAAGGTTTAAGCTCATCAAGTTTTGAGACAATATCAGAAGTTTGCTGTTGACGGTCTTTACGAGTCGCTTGAAACAGCTTGCTATGTAGTAAATCTTGATGTTCTTGGTCGGTCATTGACATTTAAGTAAATAGGTGGTAAAGCGGATATATGGTACAAATTATTCTAGCTATAGTAATTGGAATCGCCATGGAGAAGTGGTGGAAAGAACATGGACATTAGCTATTGTCTAAAGGTTTTTGCTAATGTTTGGGTTATAAACTTTTGTACACTAACTCCTTTAGGAACAATCAAATCCCCTGAATCAATCTTAGACATTATTTCTTTAGTTTTAGATACTATATCATTTCCTTTTGTTATTGCTTCCTCTAAATTTGAAACATTTGTATTAGTTATAGAATCGGACGTATAAGTCCTCATCATCTGTCCTGGTTTTGGAATCTTAGAACCTGGTATAGCTAAATCGGAAGGTTGATAACCTTTTGGTACTCGTACAGGTTGTCCAGTGGCAGCATAAGGGGCTTGTAGAACTCCAGATTCTGGTTGTGGCGCACCAGCAATAATTGGTGCAGCAGGTAAAGCTAATCTCGTTGCCTGTTCAGCAGCAGCAGTCCCGATATAATCTTGTACTGCATTAAAGGCTTCTGGATTTGTAACTTGTAGATTCTGTAAGAAAGTATTTTGAAATTTATTCGGTAAAGATTCAAGCCAGCCTTCTAATACACCACCAAGATGATATCCTCCGACTCCGCCCATAATTCCACCTCCCATCATACTACCAACACCAGCACCTGATACTTGTGCAGCTTTTTTTGCAATCCTAGTAGCAATACTTACAGGTGCTCTCTTTCCATTTAAAGCATCAAGATAGTTTGCTGCCTGGAATTGTTTTGATTGTTCGGTCAAGAACTCTTTAATCGGAAGGTTATCAGGTGCATTATTTGTTAAGTAACTTCGTGCTGCATCTGCGAGTGCTTTATTCTTTACAGCTTCCATATTAGTAGCAATATCCCCGACAGGGCTATATTTAGAATTCATATCACGTAAAATCTTTTCATCTAAAGATTGTGATAACTTAATTCCATTAGGATATTGTTTTTCAATAATAGGATTCAACTCATCTAATTTTGATATAACACTTGCTTTTGTTTCTGGAGTAAGTGAAAAATCAGATTGCACGTTACTTTTTGCAGAAGAAATATAATCTGAAACTTTTAATGGAACAACTGCAGGGTCAGCAGCCTGTAATGAAGGACGAAGTAAATCTTGCGAAGCCTTTCCCATATCATCACGCAAGTTTTGAGCCAATTCGTCAGTAACATACTTACCATCTTGAGTAACTGACTGAGGAGAAATCCGAGTATTCTTTAATACTTGTGAAATATCATTACCTTGTTTAGCAGCATTGTCATAAATAGCTTTTGCTTTAATATATCCTGGCTTCTGTGCTGGTAACGCCCAATCATTCGCTGCTTTATTGATTAAATTATTAGCAGCAGCATTTTTAATATCAGGAATAACATTTTTAACTGCATTAACATCAGTAGAAAGAGCTTCCCCAATAGCTTGTTTTGTTTGTGGAATGACTTGAGATGGATTAGTCATATTTGAGGGACTAATACCTATCTTTTCTATTTGACTATTCGTTCCTAATAATGCCAGTATATTCATTCCAGCTTCTAAATCCTTTGCAGCATTCGGATATTGTTGTTTTAAATTATTATACGCCTGTAATGTTGATTCGATAATTTGTCCTGCTTGGTCACCAAAATTGCCACCTACGGGATTAGGTATTTTTTGTGCTACTTTCATTGCATTAGAAAACACTGGCTGTAAAGCAGTAGAAATAGGATTCAAAGCAACACTTGCTACATTACCTACTTGCCGTATACCTGTTTCAAACATTCTTCCAATTCCTGCACCGATATTTCCCTTTTCAGCAGCAGTACCAATATCTTGCCCTGCCGATTGCGCTTCATTTATGGCATTTTGGCCGCCTTGTTGCATTGCGTTACCCCATTGAGTACCAATATTATTAAAATAATTACCGATTCCGTTTATTGTTCTATCTAATATTCCTTGCTTTGGTTGTGCTTGTTGAAAAACACCAGGTTGATTATTCCCACTAGCCCAAGACCCAACACCTGTTTGAGGTGCTGCCGACTGTCCTATTGAACTTGCCCAATCTCCTATAGCCATATTATTTTATTTGTAACCAATCTCTTAAACCTGTACTTGGATTAATTTTCATTTCCCAAACTGAACCATCTGTCCCGTAAATATGCCCCCCTATAGGAGCCGTAGAACGATATTTATCCATTGCAGCTTGTGTTTGAGGCAATATAGATGAAGTATTTGTTGTAGTTCCTCCAAGTCCTCCTTGTGATGTTTGTATCTGGTCAATATTCCCGAATAATCCTTTCAAAGCATCATTGTAAGATGTTATAGTATTGTGCATTTCAGGAGTTGCTACGTTATCAATATAGCTATTAACTGCCGAAGTACTTAAACCTCTACCGATAAGTTTCTGTATCTCATCATTTGCACTAACTGTAACACCACTTGCCCCATATTGACTGTTAACAACCTTAGCATAATTAGTAAGTGTTGTAGTAAGAAGTCCTAAATAATTATTTACATCAGCATTACCTGTCATTGCTATCTGTCCTGTTCTTAAGAAGGCATTAAGTGCAGGCATAGCAACTTGCCAGCTATTTGCGTCCATTTTAGCTCCAGCCTGTTTAAGAAGGTTAAAGTCAGCAAGTGTCTTATTTTCTGATACTTGTAATTGTGAACCTTGTGTTTGTAATGTCTTATATGCTGCCTGTTTAGCTTTAGAATCAGTTAAAGTAGCTGCAAATTGTGAGCCATCTATACCAAGAGTAATTGCATTTTGTGCCATCTTAGCAAGTATAGATTCCTTAGCTGCAACAGCAGCTTGCCCCATACCAAGTGAAGGAATAAGGCTATTCATATTTACCCCAGAAGCAGAAGCCTCCGCCCAGAAGTTTACAATAGCAGGATTCTTAAATCCTAAAGTCGTATCATTACTAGAACTCTGAACATATCCTTCATGTTGTGCTATTGCCTGTGCAACACTTTGTAAAACATTTGGGTCTTTTAATTGTTCCTGTAAAGATTTATTAGGGTCAAGACCAATATCAGAAGCTGAATAAGAACCATTTCCATTATAAATCTTTATAGCAGCGCCAGCCTTAATGTTCCCTTGATATGATTGATAAGTAGTTAATACTGTCTTGATAGCATTAATACCATTTTGAGGGTTATCGAATATAAGATATTTATTACCATTAGGGGAAGAATCAACACCAATAACACCAGGTAATTTTACACTTGTTGATGTTGCCAAAATTGCACCAGGGTTTGAATCCCTAACTGGAATATTAATACCTGAATTATTAGCACCCACATTATAGGTCGGCATACCAAAAGTATCTCCAATTTTCATACCAAGATTTATATTTCCTTGTGTTCCACTTGGATTATAGGTATAAGCTAATGAGCCATCTGGATTCTGGAAAGCATAATCTTTAATAGTATTTCCATTTGCATCAGTATGTGAACCCGTCTCAATAGGCTTCTGGCCTGCGTAAGGATTCTTAGCTAAGAACGCTGCCGCCTTCTGTGCTGCTTGTACCAAACTATCATTAGTAGTTATGCCAGCAGTCGGGTATTGAAGCATCAGATTCATAGCCGATTTTTGTGCATCAAGTTTAATCTGGTCTTGTTGTGCTTGTGCGGCCATCTTTGAAGCTGCTAATTTCTCAGAAGCATTAAGATTATTTTCATTAATCTGCAATAATTGAAGTTTATTATTTATCTTATTCTGTGCATCTTGGAATTGTAACTGAACTGTTTGATTCACTAACTGCTGTGCCATCTGGTAATTACCCTGCTGTCTCGCAGCTTGTATCCCTAACTGTGAAGCCTGTAACTGTTGCGCCATCGAAGAAGCAGAATAGAACTCTGCTGGCGTGCCTTGTTGTACTCCTTGAGCTACATTCGTGGTATACAGGGCATTTAACTGGTCAATCTGTTTCTGTGTCTTTTGTAAATCAGCTAATTGACCTGCCGTATTATATTTAAGGTCTGCTTGATTCTGTAAATCAACCATTGAGGGTTCAGCATTCATGGCTCCCGTAAGGTCAGCTTGTGATTGGTCATATGATTTTTGAGCAGCAATAACAGCAGGGTCTTGTGAATAATCACCAGTAACTGATAAATCTTGTGGTTGGGAGGGAGTAGAACCCGTAGGAGCAGCGCCAGAAGGAGAACCACTAGTAGTCTTAGGTATACCAGCTAAATAGCTACCTGCAGGTCGTTGATTCGCTGGCAATCCAGCAGGTAAGGGTTTCCCGTCCGGCCCGAAAACCTGAATCTTATCAAACGCACCCTGTTGTAATGCCGTTGTATTATACTGTGCGCCATTAATCTTTTGATAACCTCCAGGTAATGAAGCTGTAGCAGCATCAACGGCTGCCGTAGGCGAAGCAGTAGGAGTAGCCGTCTTTAAAGTACCCAAAGAAGCCATAAATCCACTAGGATTTGCTGCAGGTTGTGATTGAGGAAGGTTTAAAGACCCACCATTTGTTATTTGACTGGTAGGTACGGGACTAGAAGTTGTGGGGGCGGGAATAGTATTCCCCGTCCCTCCTGGAATATATGCGCCTGGTGAACCTAACGAGTATGATTGTTGAAATGAAGTTTGAGTTGGTGTAGCAGTTGCTGTCGCCATATTTTAGTTATAACAGATTATGTATCAGTTCACAATTAACCAATCAGCGCTTGATGAAGTTCCTGTAGATATATAAATGTCTGGTGCCCCCGAAAGGTCAATATAACCAAGACCTATCTTTAACGGCGTTGAGGTAGGTGCACCTTGTCCTGAAGTCCATAAAGAAACTACACCAGATTGATTAGCAAATTGAAAGTTCTTATCTGAACCTTGTACATCAGTTAAATCTAATACCCCATTTACAGTAGAACCCCTGGTGGGAGCTACTCTGACCCTACCCTCACGTCCCGTATTGAATTTAGCACCAGAACCAGTAAGTAGTAACGCCGACCACCTAGTAGAGGGGTTATTATTAGTACCTGCTGGTTTTATAAGAACTGACCAACGAGTTGAAGGGTTATTATTCGGCCCCGAAGGTTTAACTAATGCCGACCAGCGAGTTGAGTTATTAGTCGTTATACTCATGAAGCGGTTTGAGATATATCTACTAAGTCATCAGTGGCTATATTATCTATATGAGTAAGGTCACTCCCCGTAACATTAGTATCAGAAATGGTTACAACCGAACCACCATTTGCTGTGTTTAAACGGCTTCTGAATACCCGTGAGTTACCAGAACCAGGAGCAGATTCAAGGTTAACGGTAAAGTTTTTGAAAGGAATGGTAATATCACTAAGATATTCTAATTGTCTATTTGCTTCTGTTGCGTTAAAAGTTCCGTTGGTTATATCGTTACCATGCAAATATCCGTATTCGGAAACACCAGAATTATTATTAGAAGCTGACTCATAGACACCTCCAATCATCTGTTCATTATTATTGGTAGGAGAGAAGGCTATAGAAGAAGTGATTTCTGTAGACCATGGCCCTCCTCCACCACCAGAAACAGTTTGAGAAACGGTTAATGTATCTCCTATAGAAAAAGATATTGATAATCCCAAAGATGATAAAACAACTTCTGAATTATTGGTTGTAGTTATAATACTAGATGCTTCTTCCACTCCGTTTTTATAGATACTATATGTTCTTGTCCCTGAATTACCTATACCGCTTTGTAAAATATAAAACTTATTTATTACTCCCGAAGTGGTACAATAAAATCTTCGTAAAGATTCAGTAAGAGATGAGTTATTATTACAAGCAGGATAAACGTAATTTTTAACACCATCAGAAGGAGTCGTCATGGAATTTTGACTCTTACCGACTATAAATGATTCATTATCATTATCAGATATAAATTTAAATGACCACGTAATTTGTCCTCCGCTATGAGAGGGAATATAAATACCAATCGTTTGGCCCGCAGAACACGTCAATGTAGTTATATCATCACTATCGACAACCCCAGCTGAATTACTTAGATTTATTGTTTTTAAAGTACTAGTACTAGAATTAAAAATTCCAAAGGTTTGACTTGATAAGGTACTAGTATGAGTGATTCTAAAATTTTGAAATACTCCGGCATAAGGACAAACAAATACATCACTAGAAACAAATTCTGAATTACCATCATTAAATCCAAACGGAAAAGAAGTATTATTAGTCCCCGTTTGCATGTTAGATTTTCCAAATATCAATGTTACCATATAATTATACTTTTAATATTGAATAATTCCATACTATAGTTTGATTAGCCTTACCTTGTACCTGCAAATTAATCGCCCCCGCAATAGCAGTATAATCACAATCCCAATTATCATCACGCATAGTATACATATCTTGTACTTGTCCGATAAGTGAAATATCTCCTGCATTATTTCTAAATGTAGCTCCTAATACAAATCCTGCAAATAACTCATCTTTAACGTCTACTGCTTCAATCTTTGTCATAAAGTAAGCTGCTTTATCTTTCGGAAGTGCATAAATAGATAGTAGTTTAGGATTACCATCAGTGGTAGTCACCGTTCCCGTAATTTCTCCATTATTTATGTTTGTATTTGAACTATTGGTACTTAACAATGGAGAATCAATGCCATTATGAGTGTGATACGACACTGGCGCTTGTGGGTTTTGTGCCATACTAGCGTCAGAGATAGGCAGTAATGGATTTGGTAAAATAGTATCCATATTATAGAGACAATTTGAACATGAGGCGTTTTAATTCTGGGCTTAAATTAGACGTTCCATTCGTCAATTCAATCCTAAACTGAATAAATACCGAACTTGTAATAACTGACGCTGATTTATTAAATGACAACACTCCCCCCTCGGTAGAAAACGTATACGAACCTAATGTAGTAAATGAATCGGATAAGTTCTTCCGATATTTTATATTAATCCCTTGTCCCGATACTAATAATTTAGTAAAGTAATTTTCCATTTGTTGGAATGTTCTATTACCAAGTGATTCACCAACCTCATACAACGGAGAGTCTATAAATCCGAAGGTATATTTATGCTGATTGTCCATTTTATCAATCCCATACGTTGACCCTTGCTTCCAGCCATTTAGATAAATATCTCTATTCGTAGAAAGCAGTGCGCCCATAACCCCCGTATCAGTCCCCGTAGATATAAGATTCTCTAACTGTAAAACATTCTTACCCGTAGAAGGATAAAGACTATACACACCCCCATTTGTAGAACATCCGCTAACACCAAAGAAAATCTTACCCCTATGATAAATCATAGCCCCTGGATTGGTGAAAATAAACGCTCCACCATCAAGATTATTTACATAGTTTGGTATCTTTGAAATCTCAATAAACGACGTAGAATCACTTTCAAATATCTTCCCTTCAATACCAGCTTGGATATAAAGCCTATTATTCAACGACAGCATTGCATTTACTCCATTTTCATTCATTCGTAAAGGGATACCTATTGTTAAAGCGGGACGAGCAAAAGGATAAAGGTCAGCTACTTTAAACTCATAGATATTCGACCCCTTCCATGTTCCCACCATCAAAAATTGTCCTAAATCAGCAATAGATTTTGTTCGTAAATCAGAGGGTAGAATACAAACATCAGGAACCCATACAAACGATGAAGCGTTCGCAGGGTCAAACGGAGCTATTGATGATTGCCATTGAACCCGTGCAATCGTATTATGATTACAAATATAAAGGTCATTATCCACCGACTCTAACATAGTATGATATAAATCAGTGGTCAAAGTTTGAAAATTGGTCGTCCAAGTAGGAGAATTTGAAAGCGGCCCATACACATCTAAAGTAGAACTAGTAGCAACCCATAAATAATCCTGCCAAAGTCCTATCCCTTCACCTATACCCGATGAATTACCTGTTACTACTGACCATGTTGTTCCGTCATCGGTCGAGTGATAAACCTTTGCTGTGTCCCCATACGCCCAAATAGAATTAGTATTTTTAGGGTCACGTCGGAAACCAATTATCAAATCAGTTACCGTTGAACCAGAAACTTTTGTCATTAACTGATTAAGACGTACTGAACCTGGATTGGTAGAAATATCAACACAGGACATATTGCCAAAACCAAGAACAGGATGCGGCGCAATACCCATCGACCACGATTCAATTATCAATTCTCCGTCAGTCGCTTTAGCCATCAGTTTTTAGTTTGGTATGTATTTGTAGAATCAGAACTCTCATTCACAAAAGAACTATTCTTATCATACTGATATGTAGCCCCAGACGCATTAGAAGAAAGACTACCATTCATCGTTAAATGAGTAGCATCAGTAATAACCGTCACCTGCATTACCTGACCATTTATAATAATAGGGTTACCGACAACAAGCTCAGTAGTAAAAAGTGTATTAATACCCGTTACTGCCGTACCCGAAGATGATACCGTCCCCGTTCCAGTATAATATGATTTTGATGAAAAACTATCTGACATTTCATTTTAATTACCATTAACGCCGCATCCCCACCGTGATAGCTACACGGAGGGAAGCAGCAAGCTATGTAGTTAGACAAGTACATCTCCTACTGCTCCCACCGTAAAGCCAGTATTTAATGAAAGTTATAAGTTAATTGGCGGCGTTTTATTCTCTCGGGAGAGCTGTACTCTATTTTTATACCGCCCGTCAGGACTGATTACCTGGCAAGATAGAGTACATATCACGGGAGAGAAATACAATTAACCTTTGAAGTCCCAGTTTTTACCGTTGTCTAGCACTTATATCAACGTGTCTAACATTGTAAGGTTCATATTTATTTTTATTATTCACGAATACTATTACGACGAGAAGAAATAGGTATCAGTCGTTGTCTTTGGTCTTTGTTTCGGTTAGCTATCTCCCAACCAAGATTATGTATAAATTCTTGTTTCTTTGCTACTAAAAAGGGTAATTGCTTCATTCCCTTGATTGAAGCCCATGCCTCAGACATCTCCAAAGGTAATAAATAATGTAAATTAGAGGGAAAACCAGGCTGTTTTGTAGTATCACTACTTACAAAATCCGACTTATCACGTTGGAAGAATAATTTTAGGCCATTTGTAGCCGTAACTTGTGCGTCTAAAGGAGCCGGATAGAGAAAAATAGAATTAGCTAGTTGCTTATACCATTTTGGAAAACCAGGTTGATTAAAAGTGTTCTCTAACGGATTCTCAACCATAGATTCACTAATAGGATATACTGTCTGATAATATCCATTAGCATCTAAGATATTAACTTTTATAAGCCGTAAAAATGTTGCAGCATTTAATCCAGAAGCAGCCACGGGTAAAGAATAATCAGATTGCTCGCTACCTGGTGTAGTAACCAAGTTTTTTGTTGCTATAGGAAAATTGGTATAGTTAAAATCGTCCCATGTATAATCCCCCTCATTTTGCATTATAAGAGAGACTATATTGTCGTAAGAACGGTTACAGAGGTTGGTGAATTGTGACTTTAATACTGAATTTCCGGTGATTCCACCATCTCCGAGGTCTAAAAGTAGTTCGCAGGTCTCCAAGATTCCATCTTTCGTCGAGGTATTCGAGAATTGCATAATTTATAAGTATTTATTGAACATATCTCTCCATTTCCATGCGTGGTCTTTTATCTGCCAATTATCCCGTATAAAAGTATATGCATTATCAGCAAGCTCACGCCTCAAGTCTGGTTTCAATATAACACTTTCAAGGTGTTTAAACCAGTCATCTTTACTTTCACATAATAAACCAGTCTTTTCATGTTGTATCGTTGGTGTTCCCTGTATACGTCTATAGTAGGGATAAACCTTTGAGGCTATAGTAGGAATACCCACCATTGAGTAATCGTACCATTTGATATGGCTCTTACCATGATTAAACGGCTCATTAACCAAAGGAGCGATACCAATATCCCAACCCATAGAAAATAGATGTTGAGGGAACCCGAACCAGCTTTGAGTACCTCCGTAGAACCATAATTGATTTAAAATATCTCCCTTAGCATAACTTTGTATCTTCTGCATAACCTTTTCTATGTTCTTAGGGTCAACAGCACCACAAATCTCAAATTTAACATTCGGGTATTTCTCTAATATCTGTGCTATAGGTTCATAAATAAGCTCTAAATCATCATCATGAGTTATAGAACCCATATATCCTATACGAATTTTATTATCTTTAAAGATTCTACGCTTAAACTTCCAATCGTTAACATCATTACAATTAGGCAATACGTCTATAGTAGGGTTTGCAAACTGCATTTTAGAATAAGTATCTTTTAAAGGCTGTGTAGAAACTGTAATTCCATTAGACAAGGTAATAAACGACCCTAAGAAGTATCGCCCCCCTTTAAGCTCAGCATAACTTTCAAAAGCAGGGTTATCTTTTCGTATTTCTAAATAATTATCATCAAGGTCAACGACAACTTTCTTTTTAAAATGGTCAGCCATAGCAAGTAAATTAGAACCTGCCGCACCATTATCTATATGCTTTGAGAATATAAGGTCATAGTTCTTTGCCATGTAGATATAGGCTTCTTCACCTGTTTTAAACTTCTCCATCCAAGTTTTACCCCAAAAATCAATATCAAACCATTCTGTAAGGTTCTCCATAGGTTTAATAAGCCGATAATAAGGTATCGCTCCATAATGACCTGTCTTTTTACGATAGTCGTTAATCGCCCAACTGCTATCTAGCGCACATATCTTAGGTTTAATCATACTGTTCTAGCTGGATTACCTCTGACGATAACTCCTTTAGGAATATCTCTAACCACCACCGAGCCAGCACCTATTAATGCACCATTACCAATCCTAACAGGCAAAATAATAGCTCCACAACCTATTGAGACATTATCTTCTACAACACCGCCATTAACTTTCCATTCAATACCTACTTGTGGGTAAAGGTCATTAACAAATCTAACACCAGGCCCGATAAAAACATTATTACCTATCTTCCAACCAGGCGGTATTGATACATGACATTGTATATTACAATTCTCACCAATTTTAGGTTCTCCTATGTCACAGAAGGCTGAAACTTTTGTACTTTCAGGTATATTACCTTCGCCCCATACATTAGCTAATGGATGTATCATTTATTTCAGATAACATTTTAGTAATTCCTTGTTCAAAGTTATATTCTGATTTGAAGTTTAACATTCGTTCAGCCTTACTAGTGCCATACACAAATCTAATCGGGTCAACAGTTCTTGTATTTCCTATCTCAACTGGCGTAGTAAAGCCCATCTTCTCACAAATAATCCTTGATACTTCAGAAGCCTTTAATTCTTCACCACTTCCTATGTTATAAGTTTGATAATATTTATCCCATGTAGCTTCTAAGGCTAATACATTTGCTCTGGCGATATCATCGATGTAGCAGAAGTCGTTAGATTGTGACCCACCATATAAAGTAGGTGTAATCCCTCGTTGTATTCGTTCAACAAACGCTCCTACTATTCCATGTCCTCGTTTCTCTTTTCCATAAATGTGAGCATACCGAAGTATAATATAAGGATTTTGTTGTCGTTTAATATACAGTTCACCTAAAAGTTTAGTACACGCATAATGTGAGTTACCACTTACAGGAAAATCTTCAGTAATAGGAGGAGTCTTTTCAATAGGCATATATACTGACCCTGTAGAGGCATAAACAATAGGGATATGATACTTAGCAGCCACTTCAGCTACATTCTTAGTACCTAATACATTAGTCTCAAAGGCAAGTTGAGGGTCTCTATCTGAATCAGCAAAGCGAGCAATGGCTGCAAGATGCAAAATCCTATCTGGACTAATCTCTTTAATACATTCTTCAAAGAATTTTTTATCTCGAATATCATTATGTTCCATTATATCGAAACCAATAACTTCATGACCTTTCTCCTCAAGTAATTTTTTTGTAGCACTTCCTATAAAGCCGAGATGGCCTGTGAGAATTATTTTCATAAACTTTCAAATAATTTTATTATATGATGAGTGTCAATAAAATCATCCCAAAAGTAACTAGCCTCTGGTATTGGAGGAGTATTAATCTTAGATAAAATATCAACCAAGTGAGGCTCAATCTTAACACAATAAGGTAAATCCTGTGTGTTTAATACAGTACGCCCTGCCGTTAAAAACTCCATCGCAGTATGTGATAATCCATCATGAATGGGCGCTCTAATTAACACCTTACTTTGTATTATAATATCCTTCACATCAACAAACTTTAATTCTTCAGCAGGTTTATCAAGCCATAAAAAAGGTTTTCCGTATTCCTTTTCAACTTCTTTCATAAGGTCATATCTAAAAAACTCATGTCGTGCTGGTGGCATATACACACAAACCCTGTCACCTAATGGAGGTACATACCCAAAATAATGTTTAGGTGTCCACGTAACCATTTTAGCTTTAATTCCTATACTCGCAAGCTCTGGTATCAAATTAAACCCGTCTGCTAAATGAATAGCCTCTTTATATGTTTTCATCTCACCGTTATATCCATTCTCAATAGCATTCTTAACATCAGTACCACCCCAATGTATTATCTTAGTTGTTGCTCCTTCAAAGTAATTTCGTATCTCCTCAATCTTATCACCACCACCACAAATATATCTTACTGGTTTATTCGATTTTTCGGTAACTCGAATACCAGTCTGTTTAGCTATTTCATCAATAAACAACCAACCCCACCCCCAACCGTCAATCATATCGCTTGTCATAATCAATTCCTCTCCTTCGTAATACTTCTCTACAATTAATAATCTGCCGTTCTGTTTTAAACTCACGGGTTAAATCACCAGTCCTAAATGTCCATAAACAATCTTCTAATAGCTTGAAAGTAAGACCTCTCTCCCAAGCAGTAAGCATAAGTTCCCAATCAACAGCACTCTCGAGAGATTCATCATAATAAGGCATCTTAGATTTACGCCATAGAGAACCACCGTGAGGAATACATTGATTCTTTAACAGCTCTTTATATTCAGTTACTTCCTGTACTTTACTGACCCCAACAGTATTTTTATATTTATGGTCAAACTCCTCATAATTAGTATACACTACATCAGCATTAGTCTCTTGTTGATAATCAGATACCTTTTGTAACGCATACTCATCAATCGCAAGGTCATCGCTTCCAAAGGGTATTATAAAATCACCAGTAGAGTTTTCTAACGCTAAATTAAATGCCGCACTTATTCCTTTATGTCGTTGTCGGATATAACGGGCGTGAGGAAACTTAGAAACAACCTCACGTAATGATTTAAAACTTCCATCATCAACTACCACAACCTCAAAATCCTCATAAATCTGATTTTCAAAAGACTGTAATGTTTCTTGTAATAAATCCTCCCTGTTATAAACAGGTATATTAACTGATATTCTTAGGGACACCATACACGGTTAAATAAATTTGACCATTATCATTCTGTCTAAGCTCATCTATGATATGCCAATTAGAAAGTAACTCTTTAAACTTTTCCTCATTTAAATTAGTAATCCTATAAATATATCCATCATTAGGGTTTGGGTCTATGGGGGCTGAAATAACAATTACTTTATCCTTTATTCTATCCAAAAACCTTTCAGGTTCTTTTAAATGACATAATGCCTCTAAACACACAACTCCCTCAAATCCGAAGTAATCAAATTCTTGTATATCAGACCTTATAGCAAGCACTTTATACTCACTAATGGCATATTCAACCGCTTCACCCGATATATCAATACCTAATACCCTATTTTTAAGGTCTGTAAGTAATTTAACACCATATCCCATACCACAACCAGCATCAGCAATGTTCATATCCTTAAACTTCTTACATGCAAAGTTATAACGTTCTATAGGATAAAACATTCGGTTCTTTAGGGCGTCATTTCGTTCCTCAATCATAGTATTAAACTTAAATCTCTATACTCAGCCTCTTGCGGAGGATTATTTTTAGGTAATACTGATAAAAGCCATAGACCCCTAGCCGCAGAGATAGGGTCAAGGTACATATGGAATGCAGGAGTTTGTATTGGTTCAGTCATTACATCAGCTCCTTCAGTTCTACCATCAAATCTAGCCCTTCTAAACCAATCGGCAGCCTCTTTATTATCAGTTAATATGGCCCCACCCTTACCCATAGAAATATGTTTTGATATTTGAAAACTAAGACAAGTAAAAGTACCTTTTTGATACATACCGCTAGTCAACCAACGAGCTGAATCTATTATTCTAGTAGGATTAATCATATAACTTCCCTTCCAATCATCATCTATCCATTCAATTCTCATCCCTGCGTTTAGAGCAGCTTGTGCGACACCTATATAAGTTCTTTTTGGTAAATTAATTATATTTTTCCAATGAATGGGGAATAATTTCTCGTATATAAAACATAAAAAGAGAGCATTAGAACAAGAATCGACACTTACTACGTAAGGAGCGCCAGTATAATTGGATAGTTCTTCTTCAAATCCTCGAACAATATCAAATGGTTTCATAAACTTTTTCTATTATTTTTGAATCAATTCCCTTAAACATTTCTTTCTTCATAAAATCAATAACAAATCGTGGCATATCTTCTAATATAACTGCATAAGGCATAGAGCCATCCAAAACACCATCTTCATACATTTGCATATGAATACCCCGCCATCGTTTACCCTCAATCAAAGCTTCAAAACCTATAGATTTTCCTTCTGGAGATAGCCCACGTTCAGAATAATTAAAAAAATGTTCAATATCTTCCTCAGTAATAACTAACTCTTTATATGTTTTAGGTATAAAAAACTTTACAGTCTCTAAATCTTTAAATTGTTTTTCAGATAGATTCATAAAAGTTTATATACCGATTCTAAAATCATGGCAACTTTCTCCCACGTCATACCTTCTAACTGTTTTTTAAATGTATCATCTGGTTTACTTGCTAATGCCTGTAATAAAGACCTCTCAATACTATCCTCATCGTTATAATTCATTCTAAAAAAAGGTATATCCCATTCACAACCATTCGTCATGATAATAGGTTTACCTTGTGACCCTGCTTCCATTACAGTAAGCGGCATAATTTCTTTATATGAAGGACAAGCATATACCTTACAACCAGCATAATACTTTTTTAATTCCTCTTTTCCTATTACGGGAATTACTATTGCCCCTTCTTTTTTAACCAGTTCAGCATACTCCCCCCCAGCACCTATACAAACATATTTTAGACCTAATTTTTTACACACCTTTGCCACCGCCAGTTGCCCTTTGTTTGCATCTATACGCCCAACCGTAAGGATATCAGAAGGATAAGTAACAGATACCGGCTCAAACCACCAAGAATTAATTCCATTAGGGATAATGACAATCTTATTATCAGGTATCGTTAAATGCCGTCTCACACGTTCTAACTCTCCTTCAGTTAAAAAAATACACTTATGAAGCTCATTAATCATAGCCTGTTGTATCTCATAACTCACATATTGGTCTGTTTCATGATAAATCATAGAACACACTACCTTTTTACCCTGTTGTCGTGCATTCCATACATGGTATTTAGTCCAAGACATTGAGAAGTTAAAGCAATGAACTATATCAGCCTTAATATCAATTACTGGGTCAAAATAAAACTCAGTTTTAATACCAAGTTCCTCTAATGCCTTACGAGTAGAATCTAATTGAATAGAATCACCACCAACCCAACTAGAGCTATCCCTATTCTGAAATAATATTGTCATTCGAATTTAGAATTAGCCCAGTGACATACTTTTTTATATCTTTCATACCACAAATAGGCTATTGAAGCTTTATGAATATTAGTATTTCCGTATCGTTTATCATTAAAATACTCAAATTCAGCAGATGCTTGCGTCATAAGAGTACCAGCTTTTCTCCATAACCATTTATATAACTTCTTCACGAAATTATCTTATTTGAGTAAGGGTAAAAATCTTTCTTCATTTCAGCCTCACTAAACTCACCTAACCCCATCTGCGCTCTGTAATCTTCACTGCCTTTATTCATCCCAGCCACAATATGTTTAGCCATAGCCATAGCTTCTCCTATAGTTCTATGGCGTAAAAAGTTACCAGAGGTAGGATGTTCAAAACCATAACTATCATTCTTGTCTTTATAGAGGCCATTTGCAGGTATTGCAAACTGATAGACACCTTTAAAAAGAACAGCAGCCGTTAAAGAATCTTGCTTTGCTCTCATAACCTGAAATTCAGGGTTAAGTTTCCTGATTTCATTTTCGAATTCGCTTAAGGTCATATATTTTTTTGATAAACAATAATCATTTTTGCTCCATGACAACTAGGGCAAACCCGTTCTTCATAAATTGCCACATCTCTTATTTGTTTACCTTTCCCACCACAAAGAGGGCAATCAATATATGCCTTCTTTATTTCACTTTCTTTATAGTTCATGTATTTGCTTTCAAATTGCGCTTGGAGGGTTCAATTTGAATAAACTCCCCAAGCAACAAATACTTAATTAAAGTATTAACACTAAGCCGTCGCTCCACTTTGAATCACTTGTATCCAACTAGAATTAAGTACCTTAACCGCAAAGAATGCTTTCCAACCCACAGTTGAATAAATATCCAATGGGTTTGAAGTATCCTGAGGGCCAGGGGTCTTAATATAGATACGATTACCTGGTTGATTATCCAGAGAAACCGTACCATAGGCATTTTTACCGAATACGAATGTATCGTAAACGGTAACTGTTGAAGAAACGGTGAAACCGTTATTAGTTTCTACAAACTCAACTCCATGTAACTTACCAACAATACCAGCTTTTAACTGGGTCGGGTCAGTATAGATAGAGATTGAATTCAACCACTCGGTATTCCCAAAAAGGTCGTAAGACGCATTTGGCTGGATAATACCCCTGTAATAACCGTTATCAAATCTCTGTGCTTTTGCAAGTTTCAAGATTCTAACAGCCTTACGAATTGCAGCACCTGACAATACGTCAGTAGCAGCAATAGCGGTTAACGTAGTAGCAGTAACTAACTGTGCAGTTCCATTGGTCAGCTCATTACGAATAAGCGTGTCCAAACTTTCTCCACAATTCTGACCATGTACCTCAACGTGTTCTTTTAAGTTCAAATCAAGGGAAGTAAGGTCAAACAAATCTGATACTGCTGTCCAGTTACCAAACGTTGCAACCGTAGCTGAAACTTGGGTAGTGGACATATCAACAGCAGCAGAAACTGTAGAACCTTCGGTCAACGCAGTCGTTGCGACAGCAAGAGGAGTGAAACGATTCCACTTAACGGTAACACCCATGTTACCAGGAATAGTCTTCCTCTGTGCGCCGAAGTCATGCGATAACATTAACTTAGCTCTATCTAAAAACACTCGGTCATAAAAAAGGTTCATGACATTAGATAGGCCAGTTGTAGTTGTTACACCTGCCATACTATTTAACTTTCAATGTACTAGAAGTGCGAACCTTTACAGCAGAATTACACTTCTGGGGTAACCATCTCCTCAAACTTATCCAATGGGATAGTTTTCAAGTCCTTAGCTGAATACTTCTGGAATATCGGACTCTTAGCTGTACCCGTTGGAGTGGCGCTTTTAGATTTTTCCTCCTTACGTCTAATCTCGATAGCCTTTTGGACTAACGGATTCTGTAAAGCGGTCTTACCGCCAAGCTCCATTATCTCATTAATCTCATCGTTCGAATACCCATCGGCCTTCAGTTCAATCCTATCAAACCTCTCATCGGAAGCTGTAGAAGATGACCCTTGTGAATTAGTTTCTGTGGGTTGCAGCTTACGCTTCAACTCTTTATTCTCAGCCGCTGTGCGGTCAGCATACTTTTTATATTCGTCTGCTTTTTCCGCTTTCTGCTTCAGCGCCTCGATATCCACTTCAGATTGAATGGTATCAGATTGAGTAGAGTCTGATTGCTCCCCAGGATTCAAAGCATCCTGTTGCTCGTTGTCTGTGTCTTCCATAGACGTATCGGTTCAAAGGTTGCCGATTCCTCATTATTCCGTCAAAGGGACGGACACCCATGTAGCGAGTTAGAAGTAGCTCACTATAAGTTGGTGGGGTTAATCCACCAACCAAACTAAGCTATAACTTACCTGAATAATTACCTGGCATTACTCCACCCTCAGTATTGTTAGGGTCACCATAGGTCAATGGTGTAATTGGTGTTGCTGCTGGGATACCTGAACTGTTTTCACCACTCGGTGCATCACCATTAAGTAAAACCTGTTCGCCATTAACGCTGTGCATTGGTGTACCACTAGGGCCGGATAGGTCAGTAGGGGAAATCTTAGTTTTCCCACCGGCTGACTGATTAGGCGCTTCAGTGTTGTTTGGGTCAGACATGCCAATCTCTGGCAATGAGCTGTCTGACGGTAGATTTGAGAATACTCCCATATTATTAAGGTTTAACATCGAATGAATCACCTACAACGGGTGTAATAGGTGTTACCGTACCAGCAATCTCGACATTAAATTGCTGTGCTAATGCCTGTAAGGCAGTTAGTAATTCTGGTGTCATATTATTGTTCCTCCGTATAATCTTCTTTATCTTTAGTGTAATCGACCCCCTCCATGCGAGGTAACACTTTGTCATGTTTATAGTATTCATTTGTTTCATCCTGTAAATTCTCAGGATACAATTCGGCCTTTCCTGTTTCCTCATTTGCAGGGTCATCACTTGGCGGAAAGTTCTGGTGTCCAAATGGTGTCCCGAATGGTTCTGGTGTCATATTATTATTTTATTAATTTAGGTTCTAACTTATCAAGTGGCATTGTTTTTGCCATCTTCATTGTTACCTTACCACTTTTTACTTTATTTGGTAATGCCTTAATGGAAGGAGTTTTACTAGCGAACTCTTTGGCAAGTTTTGGTTTTTGAGAGAACATATATTTTGCTTGTGCTTTACTTCTAAATGGAGACATATTATTTTACTCGTTTAAGATTAGGATTAGACCCCTTTGCTTTCGCTGAAGCATTACGGGTAGCTGAAGCAAGGATAGCTCCCGCTTTCTTCATTCCATATTTCTTAGCAATCTTACTTTGTACTGCTTTGAAACCAGGATGTTTACTCATATGTTTTCTTATTATCTTTATTAACGGGCAATACAAAGCCCATATCTTGTAGTAATTCCTTTAAGAACTTAACCGATTTAGCCCTAGCAAGAGCCTCAACACCAACCTTATCAACTGACCGTGCATCTAAACCGTCAACAGAATTAATCTCATTCAATCGTTGAGTAACCAAGTAATTTAATACCTGAAAACCCTTAGTACCTTGTATCTCGGCTATAGCATTTTGTTCTAAAGCAGTCATTGTTGTTGTCCTTGATTATTTCCTTGTTGTGCCATTTGTGGCTGTTGTTGCGGAGGATTCATGCCAGCACCTTCAAGCATCTCAGCTTGATATTCTTTTGGTACGTCCTTAAAGTCAATATTCTGTCTTAATGTCCTTCTCTGACCCATCTTAAACATCATATCGTACATTTCTTGGGTAATCTCGGCTTCAGCATTCTCAAGCTCACTAATTGACATACCCATTGCCGATAACATTTTAAAGATAAGTCTCTTAGTAAGTGGGTTCATCAACGCTAATGGATTTCCTTGAATCATCTTTAGAACCGCCGAGACGTTATTTAACCAGGTCTGTACATTCTTAGATTCTCCCGTTACTTCTAAACTCAATTCATAATCAAGATTCTTGAAAAAGTCCTTCTCAATATCAATCCACATCTGCGACCCTTGCTTCTGGTAAAGTTGTAAATACTTTTGCTTCATCTGTTTGTATTCATCATCAGTAGGTATATCAAAATTACCGGATAGAATTTGCTGTCTAAGATATCCATCAACAACCCGTTCCCGTAATTTAGCCATCTCTTGCATATCACCACTAAACCTTAAAACGTGGGGGGACATAATCTTTTTCTGTAGGTCGGGAAATACTAAATCTTGTATAAAGTCAGTAAGGAAAATACCAAAATTCTCTTTTTTGTAATCATACACACCAGCCGACATTGCGGTCTGTTGATTAACTGCACCTAACGTAGCACTTGCCGGAGGAGCTTCACCACCTAATAGGTCAGCACTAAAGGTTTCACGGTCAGCATGCAGCTCATACTCCTTAGCCAATGTCTGCATCTCACCTAATGCCTTATTTTGATTATCTAAACGGTTAATAGGCGCAGCAGCCTTTAAAATCTCACCGTTATCTACATCAGTAAGTATATTCTTAGCAACCATATCTGTAGCTGTTTGAAACAGAATAAGAGAAGCAAGTTCAGCAGCTTTATCTTCTTGGTCTTTGGTTTTATTAACCATTCTCTGGTCTTCAAAGGTGTCTTCAATAACTCCAATACCAAGCCATCTACCTCGTGTCTTTCTAAAATGCACTTCCTTAAACGGGTCATCATCTTCAGAAAGTTCCTCGGAGAACAAAATTATACCTGGTGAATGAGGTGCATCATTAGGATTTGGTGCTTGTGGCTGTACGGTAGACCCTCCTACTACTGCATCAACACCAGCTACAATAAAACGCCCATATACAAAGTCATCATCGGATTCACTCCCATCACCAACCAAAACGCCATCATTCTCAAAGTAACTCCGTGGTACTTCCGCATAGCGTTCATATACCTCTACATATGGTGTCCCATGCTGTATATTTAATTGTCCCGCATCCTCATAGCTCTTAAAGCTCGATTGTGCAAACTTCTCAATAGCCTCTTTGGTATTTGTCCAGGCGTCCATCTTCCGTAGTTCTTCTGGTGTCATGAAATGCTTAATAATCTTATACCGTGACTTCTTTAGATTATCGGCCGACTGCTCACAGAAGAAGTATCGAAGGTCAATAAGTTCAGACCCTTCTTTTGTCTTTCTAAGAACACACGAACCGTAGACCGGAAGTTCATCAGCAATCTGATTTAAAATAGCACTAAACCTATTCTCTTTGCCTTTCGGCTTCTTCGTAAGCCATGCTTTCAGTTCCTTTTCAAGTAAAAATACATTCCACTCAGTAGCTTGGTTCTCAGGTATCAGTAAAAAGTCCTTCGTATCAATATCAATTTGTTTTGAGGCGATAGTTGCTCGTCTTTTCCCTATTGTCCAAAATACCTTCTTACGGGTAATGCCATTAATTGTTTCGTAATCGCCATCGCTATAATGTCCGTTATAGTATTTATGTATCTTCTTTATAGTTTGGTATTGACTAAAAAAGAAACCATCCACGATTTGAATGGTATTATATAAAAAATCTTGTCGTTCTTGTCTAATAGCGTCAAATATAGTAGTTGGATAAGTATAGGCCATATTAGTTATTAAGAACTTTCATATAAATACATTCTAGGATTCCATATATTTAAAAAGGTTATTGGCTCCCAATTATTCAATTTTCCAACTCGTATACGTGAAGTATACCCAACAGGAACATATTTTCTCCAGCCATCTTTATATGCTTGTTGTTTACTTTTAAAAAAACCTAATTTAATTAATAAATCGATAAAAGTAGTTTCAGGCTCTACAAAAATAATAGTAGAATCTAGCCATGAAATTCTACTATGTTTACCAAAACCTAAAAGTTTTATATCCTTTTTTTTAAACTCATTAGTCTTAAAAACAACATCAATTTCATTGCCATTCATTTCATTATCCCCCTTATAACCTTCTGTATACTTTTCAAACCACATATTATTCTCTATTCCCTTTATTCGCCCTCGCCTCATAAACCCTATTATTCTGCTGCGTCATATAGTTATTTTGAAATTGATTATAAACCAAAGCAGCATAGCGATGCTCATCAGCAAAATGTGATGTCCAGTCATGTAGAGGAACATTCTTAAATATTTTATTTTCCTCATCGTATACCCTCGTATACTGGGGTATTGCTTCAAGCCATTCAGCACAGTGTGTTTTATCGACATATAATCGTTTGAAAAGTCTTCGACCTGCCTCAATTCCATCCTGTATAGAGATATTAGGTACTATAGTAAACTCAATTCCTAAGTCCTTAGCAACCTCTAACCGTGATTGATTACCGGTAAGGCTATAATCGCTTACTTGTATATCGTGTGGTGCGAAGTGTCTACCATAGGTATACCGCTTTTTCTTGATTTCCGCAATCCAATCAGGTAATCCTTTCTTATTCCCCGATAAATAATCTATCTTCCTGACCGTTATGCCATTACTTTGATAGAAACCTATGCAATTAGTGTCATCTTTACCCAAATCCCATACTGTATGTACCAACATTCGTGGGTCATAGGGAACATCAACAAAATGCTGTTCCTTTTCAGCCCAATCAACTTCTTGCCAGTAGATAGACCCTTGAATAGCTGATATAAAAGAACAATAAAACTCCTGCTGAATCATGTCTTCGGACATACCGGACTTACGTTCTTCATCTATATCGCCCAAAGTCAATACTTTTGTATCATCAATAGTCAGCTTCTCAACAAACCAAGCAGGATTCTGTTTTGCCATTTCATATAGCTTATATCCATGATTTTTACCTCTAGGTGTATAGTTAAAAATAGCCCACCCCTTGTTTTCAGCCAATACAGGACGCATATATTCCCAACCTTTAGGGTTCTGTAAGCTATACTCACTAAATACAATTCACTTAGGGTTTGTACCTACTAATTTATCAACATCATCTAAACCAACTACTTGGAATAAACTACCATTCTTAAACTTAATCTTCATCTCAGTGTCATTCGGCTTTCCTTGTAATAAAACTTTAGGAAAGTAATCAAGATACTTTACACCGTCTTTTCCTCTACCTTCCCAAAGTGCTTTCTTAGCTTGGGCATATGTTGGGAATGCATAGTAATAATTCCCTACATTTAAAGCCATTTCAGCAATAACTAAATTAAGACAGACAATATCTTTGCCTGCCCTACGATGATACAGCATTATTAACCGCCTCACGCCTCTATCAAACGCCTTCAGGAGATTTATCTGATAGGGACGGGGTTTGAACATCCCCTCTATCGTCATAGTTCACAATCTTTAATGCAATAGCAGAACCTTCTTCACCGCCTTCTAAACCAATCTTTTGCCGTGGCATACCATCAATATAACTCCAAAGAGTTCTCCGAATATCATGTCCATCAAGTGAATCTTGTATTATATTATCAGCTAATACTTCAATAGCCTCACGTTTACCATCAGGCTCTAACTCTTTAAGTTTACGTTTAATTACTGTAGTAAGACTAATAGAACCTAATTGCTTACCTCCTACTTTCGGGTGTCCTTTAACAAACTTACCATTCTCATCATGTAACACAATTTTATCACTATTCTGTGACAAATCAGGTTGTATATCTTCTTCAATTAAAATAGGTTCTTCCATATAGTATTTCTTTATGATTCAGTAGTACCATTTTTCTCCACTTCCTTCAAGCATAGTTTACAAAAAAATAGTTGGATATAGTCAAAATA